TTATTATTGTAGTCACGCCCTACTTCATACGATACCGCGAATGGTTCTGATTCGCCATCCTTGTAATATCTTTTAAAGAATGGGATGAGATCATATTGAACCTTATCATTTACCCATTTAGAACGAAAACCCATACACCCGGTCAACCAAGTTGTTTCGGTGTATTCTTGTGACTTAGAATCCAAGTGGTGTGTCAATGCAAGGTATTCTTGCGCTTGTTCGCCGTTTATCATTCTTTTAGGCGGTTTCTTGTATAACATTTGACGCGCCCTTGCAAAGCGTGGAACAACCTTTTGCGGGAATACCGGCACTTGATTTAATGTGGAAGGGGAAAAGTATTGTTCAATATGTTGGTCAACGTTATCGTGATAGTAAAAATCTAAAGCGGTCGCTCTTTCTGCGTCTTCCTCCGCTTGAAGTCCGTTATGTGCTTGTCTTATCGACTCAAGAACAAGTTGTTCCGAATGGTCGGGAAGTACTACGTCATTAACTGTCATAAAAAGTCCATTGATTTTGTTTAGTGTAATTAGTCGCCAAAAATTCTTTTATATCGCTATGGTGTTTTTTTTCTACGTGTTTTCCGTAAAAATACAAGAACGCAAATATTGCGTTAAATGCCAACGATACACCCAAGATGAACATTACCACGACTTTGACACCATTACGCGTCTACGCACCGGATATAAGCGATTTATGGCATATCCTAGCGCGTCGCTAGCGTGGGTTTGTTCTTTATCTGAAGTTTTATCAATATCATTGCCCTTCCAAACGTTTCGTTCTAAATCCATAATAAGATTCGGACAATTCTCACAACTGAAGTTTCCTTCACGTATTAATTTATTAACTGCGTTAACACGATCTTTAACCGGAGGGTTTGCCTTTGGTGCCGATATTGTAAATCCGTAACTGCGAACGATAGCGTGGTCGCTCTGCACACTTGAAGAACGTCTTGCACTTCCTGAGCTATCCGGATAGCATACAGATTGCGGATACTTCTTGGATAATACTTCCATCATATCATAGGTGTTGGCGTTCTTTAATCTGACTTCATCGAATACGTGAATCCATCCATTGCCCTTGTAAAAGATTATAGATGTTAGCGCGTCGACATTGTAGTCCATAGCAATTCCAATCTCTAACCCGGCTTCCTTTAGATCAGGACGTTCGGTAACGTGTTGTTCTCTGTCAAACTCTTTATATACGCGCCCTTGTGTTAAGTTAACAAACTTCCCGTGAACGTATGCGTCAATTTGTTCTTGGCTATATGCTTTTAATAAACTTTGTTTATAATCATCGGATAAATGCGGATTGTCAAGCGTAGAAGCATTCACAACCCCGATGTCCATTGATTGGTCGTTTGCAAGGGCAAATCCCCAATTTAACTGCTCAGGTGTCCCGGTCAAAAAGATTTGACTTTTAACTGCTTCCGGATGTCTAACACGTGCAATCATTTGATTGAATACATCCCTTTTTTGAATAAATGGTTCGTCAATAACTGCGTATGCAATGTTTGATCCTCGCAATGAGTCCGGCTTGTCACCTGAACCAAACCACAAAACGCCATTCCAATTGTGGAATATGAATTCGCTTCGTTGTTGGTTGTATGTGTAATTGATTGATGCACGATTACATATATCTTTCAACGTTTCGATTATCGTTTTTGTGGCGAGTTGATGTGACGGCGATATATACATTCCCGGAATCGGTGCATTTAAATAACTCATTTGGATACACTTTAGCGCGCCAATGTACGTCTTGCCCGAACCATATCCACCGATCAGAAGAACAATCCGATTCTCTAAATCCCAAAACTTCCGTTGATGTTTTAGCATATTGTCTTTTTTTATTCGGAATATCACTCAATTATAATTTCATCCTTTGTAATATGTTGTTCAACTCTTTCAAGTGCTTTGCCTTCTGTCCTGTCAGCTATAAACTGAACCGCCCAAGACTTACCTTCTAAAGCGTATTGAAATACGCGGTGCATTACTACATCTAGCTTGGTCAATCCGTTTGTGCTTCCTTCTTCTTCGCCAATCTTACGCAATATGTCCGGTATTGATTGACTTCCTTTAGGCCTACCTTTACCAACTGAAGCGGTGTTTCCCGCTACAAATTGCCCTTTATTGTTCCGATTATCACCGTTTTCAATCGGCATTTTTTAACTTTCCTCTTATTCTATCTGCTTGTTTACCTGTATAATCTTCCCAACGCTTTACAATTACATCGCAGTAATGTGCATCAATCTCCATACCATAACACTTACGATTTGTCTTTTCACAGGCGATTAGTGTTGAGCCAGAGCCAAGAAATAAATCAATAACACTTTTTATGTTATCAAAGTAATTAAAACACCACTCTGCTAAAGCTATTGGTTTTTGCGTTGGATGTACTCTCGCTGATCCTTTTTCACTATCTTTCATCATACCTTTCCAAAGGTGTCTAAAAATTCTTACAGATGACCATTTAGAAACAACATAAGCAAGTTCACAATCTGACTGCGTATCCTTTTGCTTGTCGTCAACTCTCTTATCCCAAACAAACCAATTATTAGTCTGTGGCAAATAATGACAATAGTAATTAGCTCCCCACCAAACTTGATTTTTAATATCATAATCATTTATTATATTTATAGCATCCACAGCATACTGAATGGTATCGTCTTTAAAACTTTTAAAATTATTGCTTTTTGCCAAACCTTCTCTTTTTGACCTATCACCTTTTTCATTTATCCCATAAGGCGGATCAGTAAACACCATATCAGCCTTCTGCCCATCCATCAATCTTGCAACATCTTCCTTCTTTGTTGCATCGCCACATAATAAACGATGTTCGCCTAATATCCATAAGTCGCCCGGTTGTGTAATCGATTCTTCAACCTCCGGAACTTCGTCATCTTCAATAAGTCCATTAACTTGTTCAGGCTCTTTAAATTGTAATTCATCTTCACTAAATCCCCAATCAATCAATTCGCCAACGTCAAAATGGTTGGCTAACGCATCCCAATCCCATTGACCGGTATTTTTATTTAATCGAACATTTAATTCTTTTTCTTTATCCGGTGTTAGATCAACCTCAACGCAAGGAACGTCTTTATATCCCAATTCTTTTGCTACTTTTAGTCTTTGATGACCGCCAACTAATATATTCATACGTTCTTTGTTTGTATTAACGATTAAGGGATCAACAAAGCCAAAGCGTGTGATTGAATCTTTTAAGTCTTGATGTTGGTCTTTGGTTAGTTCGCGCGGGTTGTATTCTGCAAATATCAAATTATTTACGTCATATTGTTTGGTTGTGAGTTGACCGTTTGGCATTATTTACCAATAATTCTTTGTGCTGTTCGATGCGATTGAGCGAAAGTTTTGCCTTTGCGCATTTCAGTTGCCATCTTTGATAAGTGTCTTTTTGTATGGTGTATCATATGAGAACGCATTTGTTGCCTTTGCCTTGCGGTCAACCCGTTTAAATTAATCCCTGTTAGATTTCGAGCCAAAAATTACATCCTTTTGATGGTATTCTTTTTACCCGCTTTAATTTTCATCTTATTTTTTTTCTTCTTTTTCTTTGGGTTTAATTTACCCATTCCGTAATGACTTGGCATTTATTTTCTCCTTCTTCTTTTTAAAGCTGCGCGTCTTATATCCGTATCGTGTTTTCTAGTTCCTCTGACCATTGAATTAACCCTTGCCATCGCCCAAGTTGACATTGTTGCACCGCTTCTCGATCCCGCCCCAAGAAAAGCACCTTGACCGCGACGGTAGGATTTCTTTAAGTCTGTCAGGTTAAACAACTTTGATTTCTTAGCTTTTGCGCGTAATGATTTAACAACGGTTGCACTTAACGGTTTACGCTTTACTGCCAAGTTTAATCCTTCTATTAATTAATGATCTTGGAACTCTTTTGCCTTCCTTATAAAGTTTTGATATCTGTTTTATAACCCGCGCAAGTTCTGCACGTTTTGCACCTTTTACACCTGATAAATATTTTTTTGGTAGTCCGGTTCTTTTGTCTTTGATTGCTTTGCGTACTTTAGCCATTTGATTTCTTTAATACTGATTGCGCCCAACGTCGCCCGGCGTTTCCTCCCCATAGTCCCCAAGCTATTGATGCGCGACTTTTAGGATCGCGTCTATTTCTACGCTCTGCGGGTGTATCGTGACGAGCGAAAAAGCTTGTCATTCTTCTAACGGTTGCAAGCGGTATGTTCTTTCCTGATGATAGATCGCGTCCACGTGCTACACCGATTGCAGTTCCGCCCTTGCGTGACTTTGGAACCTCGCGTCTTGTTTGTAATGCCGTACGTGCCGCCCTTCTAACTGATAATGGAGGAATTGGCATATTTAAAATATCCTAACCGGTTAAGATTATTTTCTTGTTTTTCTGTCTTTCGCCTTCGCCTTGTATGTTTTGCCATAATTGCGAGTAGGGAAACAAATCAACCCTCTACTATATTGGGGTAAAAGTTTAAAGATTATGGATTGAAATGACGTGTTTTTTTACAAGCTTGATAAAAGTTTGTTTTAATTGTACTTACGCTTTTACCTTGTAGTTCAGCGATTCCAACAAATGAAAATCCTTGCACTATCCTCATAAAAACAATCTTTTTTTGAATATCCGTCATATTTTGCCACCATTCACAAGTCCATTTAGCAAACTTTCTTTCGTCTTTGTCAAGGTTGTCATAAAACTGATTGTGTTCCATAACCTCCTTGACTACGTTTAGTCTTTTTATGGCGATTTTTGCCAAATCTGCGGATTCTTCGTCGTAACCTTGCATCACTTTATTGATTGTAATATCACTTTTACTAATACCAAGACACCGATCAAACCAATCCAAAGCATAATAATTCCAAAACCCAATTTAAATATGAAGTTTGCGATATCTAATAAAATACCCATTAAAAGAAATCATCCTTTTTTGGTTTGAATGTGCTTTGGTAAACGTGGTGCGTCATTCCTTTGTCTGTCTTTTCTTTGTTCTTAGCGATTACAATATTCGCCCAACCGTTTTGATTTTCAATTTCTTTAAGTTGTTCCATAAATTCATTGACCTTGATTCCCGCGTTTATTAGCGAACCGCCGTCATCAAATACAACTTCTTTCAAAGTAATTCCGTTTATGTAGTTTTTTTCTTGCATTTTAACTCCCATTTTTATTGGGGACAATGAATGCGCCAACATTATCACTTAAACAAATGTAATTAAAACAATTTTCAATCACATAGATTATTTTGGTTAAGTTATTTGTCCCCATTGTTTTCAATTAATAATTCTAAATATTTTTTAGCCTTTTTTAAATCTTGTAGTCCGTCTTTCTGTTTATACCTTGTAATATATTTTATAATGTTTCCTTCGCAAAATCCCATATCGTGTGAAAGTATATATTTGGTCGTTTCAATGCCCTTTTTATAATATTTTGGATTTATTGGATCAGATGCCACAATGACCTTCTTCGCACATAAAAAGCTCTTCTTGATCTTCTTGCAAGTATGCGTCTTTTATAGGTTTTAAACTTCTATGTAAATATAATTTATCTTCTTTACCTTTTTTAGATGAATTTCTTATTGCTTCGTCAACCTTAATAATTTTTTCCCATTCATCTGGATAATTTTGTTTTATTTCTTTCCATTGTCTGTTGCTATGGTAAGGACAAAATGTGCAAGATGATTTTTTTATGTTATGAAAAGACCTTTCTTCTAAAAATTTAATACATTCGCCCCTTGTTATTCTTCTATCTATTAATGGATATTCGTAAGTAATATTATACAATAATGAAGTTTTCATTCTTTGAATTTCATCCATTGAGATACCTAAATACATAATAGTTGGCTTCATTCTTTGATACTTTTTTAATCCGTGCAACCTTCTAACTTCTTTGACAACAGTATTAATCTTGTATTCTGCGGTGCATTGTCTTCTTACCATTCCTTGTGATTCTGTAAAAGCCGGAATTGATGCCCACCTATTGCCATAAGAATTTTGACCTTTTATAATATCATCATATAAAGATTTTTTTCGTTTAATAAGTGGGATTCCATTATTGTATTTTGCCCAATCTTTTAGATATTCCCACAATCTGTATGTATCGGGTAGTTCTGCGCCCGGATCGGCAAAAATTGCATAATCTGCTCGTTCTATATGATTTAAACTGCTCATTAAGTACATTGCAGTTGATTGTATTCCCAAACCAAGTGAAATAATTTTCATTTTGGAACGCTCCGAATATTGGTTTGAATTGAATTTACATTCTTTTTGTGTCTAATATATGGCGTTTTGCATCCCGTACAGCGATACACCGGGAATTTGTTTGCAGTAGTAAAATAAAATGTTTCTAGTTCTTCTAAGTCCTCACAACCGCAATTTGGACAAACGTCAGCATCCATCAAAACACCAAGATTGGGATGGTTCTTCATATATGGTCTTATTTTTAAATATACTTCTTCAAGTCCAATTACATCGTGTCGATTGTAGCTTTCCATAAGATCAAGCGATTTTTGGTCGCCCTTCATACAATCAACCCAAAGGTCAAAAGATGTTTCAAG